TGGGGATGCAGGCAGCGGTGTACGGAGACGTCGGTCCCGCCTCCCGCTTCTATCCGACCTTCGACTGGGCACAGGAGATCGCGGAAGGCTTGTTCGAGAGCAACCCGGCTCACTTCGAGGCGAAGGCTGATGTAGAAGAGCGAGAACGTGGCTTACGCTTCGTCGTGCCATGCGCGATGGCGGGTAAGCCCGGCGTTGTCCACGAGCGGGACCCGCTGGAGAGCGTGACGCACATTGTCATTCGGAAGGACGGCACGAAGATGGAAGTCAACTGCCGGCGCAATCTCCATCCGACTATCAAGCCGATTGCCCTTATCCGTTGGCTCGCTCGCCTCTTACTACCGCCCGAGGCCTACATGCCCCGGCGCGTTCTCGTTCCGTTCTCCGGAGCCGGGTCCGAGGTCATCGCTGCCCGCCTCGAGCAGTGGGATGAGGTCATCGGCGTTGAACTGCACGAGGAATACGCAACGCTGGCCCGGCATCGGATGCGGGCCTATCTGGGGATGCTATGACAAACTTGAAGGTCGTATACTGGGAGCGGTTGAGCCAGATGATGGGAGCCACGCTACCAAGAGGTATTGGCGTCGTATATGCCCACGCCGCTTCTGACAATGTGCTCGTCGCTGTCGTTCCGCTGAACCTCATCATTCGGGTCGGCATCGACGTTTATCGGCGGCTCGATCATCTCATCCGCGGCGATAACTCCTGGATCGCCGCCAAGATCAACGCAGCGTATCATCGCGGCCGACTCGACGGCCTGGCCGCTGCCTACATACAGAGGCTAAAGGACATGGCAGAAAAGACGCATGTGGTGCATATCGGCGACAGTCTTCGGCTGATTGCCCTGAAGTATTACGGGCCGGGCAGCCAGGACCGCTGGCGGGCCATCTGGCAGGCCAACAAGGCGGTGATCGGCGAGAACCCGTACATCATCAGGGCCGGCCAGGTGCTGACGATCCCGGACGATCCTGGCTCCGTGCCGGAGTCCGATCCAGGGACCGCCGCCGGCAACAGCGCCTGACACTCGTGATGCCGTCAGGCCGCTGCGAGTGGCCGTTCCTCGACTTCGGTGAATCCCGATGCGAGCGGAGGCCCGAGCCGGACACAGTCTATTGCCGCTTGCATCTCAAGCGGCTCAATGAGGTCGCCCCGAACCGGCGACTGGATGGCATGCTTCGGGGACTTGTTACGGTCCATTTCCAATGTGGGCTCTGCCCCCTTTCGTTCACTAAGGTATCTGATCTAGCCGAACACCGCGCGAAGGTCCATCCGAATGCGCCCCTATGGGCAGGAGCATGAGCATCAGCGAACAGCCTAGTAGCCCGCAACAACTGACAGTCGGAAGGGGCTGCAGCCTTTTGGCGGTCGTCGTCATCGGCCTCATCTTCTGTTGTTTCGCGGCCGTTTTAGCGTTCGCCCCCCAAGAGGCTCCTGGTCTTGGTGTGCCCAATTTCGGCGGCTTCGGGCATTTCATCTTTGGATTCTGAGAGGAGAAACGCAATGAAGACGATAGTGTTCTTGCTGGACGAAACAGGATCGATGTTGGACGACAAAGTCGAGACGATCCAGGCGTTCAACGGGTATCTCGAGGGGCTGCGCAAGGAGGAAGCGCTTTTCTATTTGACGCTGTTCAACTCCGAGAAGACCGAACAGCGCCACGTGGGCACGCCCGTGGCGGAGGTGACGCCCCTCGACGACGAAACCTACCAGCCCCATGCGATGACGCCCCTTCTCGATGCAATCGCCAAGACGATCGTGCCGATGATCGGGGAGGCGATGATGGTCGTACTGACAGACGGCATGGAGAACGCGTCGCATGAATATAGCCTTGACGGCGTCAAGGCGCTCATCAGCGAGAAGGAGAAGGCGGGCTGGAAATTCATCTTCCTCGGTGCGGGGCCAGATGCCTTCGGCGTCGCGCAGGCCGGGGTCACCATGGGCATGCAAGCGGCTCAGGTGACACCAACGTCCAGCAGCAGTCATGCTATGCGCACGGCCAGCTTCGCGAGTGCCGATTACCTGAGCGGTCGGACGGTTCAGTCTGCCGTCTCCTACGCCGCCAAGGCTGCCGAGGACGAAGCCAAGAACGCGTAGTGATCTATGCCGACAATGCCAAGAAGGGTTCACCGCAAGGGCCCTCCTCGCCGGCCACCCCCGCGCCTCGGAAGAAAGCCGCCTCGACCGAAGGCCGAGCGCTGCCACGCGCGCGTCAAGAGTTGCAAGAAGTGCGGCCACCGTTTCCCGAAGGGCGACAAAACTTGGAATTGCCCCGAGTGTGGCGCAGAACGGCGCTGCGGCCGCTGGGCCATTCATGGCACCAGTTTCTGCGCCAGGCATGGCGGGAAGTCCGACCTCGTCAAAGAGGGCGTGAAATTCCGCGTCGCCCACCAAATCCAGGCCGCCTATAACAACCTCATCGGGAGCCCAGACCTCCTCAACCTAGGCTTCGAAATTGCTGCGGTCACCGCCAGGACCGACGAACTCATGGCGATGCTCGACAAGTACGACGCTCGCGCGGCTGCGCCGCAGATCACGTCAGCGGCGGAAGAACTGGCGGACATCTTGGCAGTCGGCCTGTCTCACCAGAAAGGGAAGCGGAATATCTCGGTCTCGGCCGAGGCTTTCAAGGCGGCCGTCCATCGTCTTCGTAGGGCCATTGAGCCGGCGAATATCGAGCGCCGCTTATGGGAGCAACTGGGCGAGAACCTCGAATTGACGCGCCGGCTCAACGATACTGAGCGCAAGTGGCTTCTCTCCAACGAGGGGATGGTACCGGTTGTTCTTGTCCTTGAGGTGATGATCGCCCTCCAGCGGGTCACGCTAAAATATGTGAAGGCCCCCGAAGATCGGCAGGCTTTCGCCAGTGAGTTCCGCAATGCCATGCCGATCGATGTGACAGCCCGGCGCATCGGAGAAGGGAAGACGCTATGAGTGGGAAACAAGAGGATGAAGCCACGATGTTAGCCTCAAAGCCGCTCTGGTCTGTCGAGTACGACAACTACGGCAATGGCGGATTCTCCGAGTGGTGGGACATCAAATACAACGGCCGCTACATGGGCCGGTTCGACGATAAGCAGGTCGCCGAGCAGGTCGTCAAACTTCTCAACGAAGCCGGGATCGTGCCTGTCGATGATACGCCGCCGAGGAGTTAGGGGAGGTTTTCAGGGCGTAGGACTCGATCCCGAGCGGTTCCGCGGTCGGATCATCGACCGCGATCTTTTTCTCTCCGAAGTCTACGGATCGTTCGCCGACCTCTTCGAGCCCGAGGACCCCGCCCAGCGCGAATCCCTCGCGAGCGCACGGTCAACCCTTCTGGGTTTCACCCAGATGCTTATGCCGACGTACCAGGCGGACAAATTCCACGTCCACCTGGCGGGCAATCTTGACAAGGTCGTCGCCGGAAAAATCACGAACCTGATGGTCGAAGCTCCTCCGCAGCACGGTAAGAGCGTGCTCGTGTCGCAGATGTTGCCCGGCTACTGGCTTGGCCATCACCCCGATTTGCCTGTTCTGCTCTCCTCCTACGCCGCCACACGAGCTTACGACAACAGCCGACGCGCCCGTTCCAATGTGATGAGCCCGCTGTACGCCCGCCTCTTCGGTGGTCGCACGCCCGATCCGGCGAACTTCCGAGCGAACCACTGGGCCTTCGAAGACCTTCCGGGCTTCACCTATGCCGCCGGTATCGGTGGTGCCGTGACTGGCTTGGGGTTTGGCCTCGGCATCATCGACGACCCCCATGAGTCTTGGGAGCAAGCGCAGTCACAGACATACCAGGATCGCGCCTGGGAATGGTGGACAGGAACATTCATCGGCAGAATGTGGGAGAACGCGCCGATCGTTCTCATCACTACCCGATGGGATGAGAACGATCTGGCTGGCCGTATCCTCGAAGAGGAAGGCGTCGTCGAGGAAGGCGGGAAATGGGTGCGCCTGCGCTATCCGGCTCTGGCAGAGGAAGAGAACAAGGAACTCGGCATCCCTCGCGACATCCTCGGGCGCAAGGCCGGCGAGCCATTGGCCCCACGCCGTTTCTCCAAAAAGTACCTGATGGCAGTCCGCGAGCGCGTGGGCGAGATGGTCTGGACCTCCGAATATCAGCAGCGCCCCTCTAAGCCGGAGGGCGACTTCTTCAAGGTCAACCGGTTCGAGATCGAGGAATTCGCGCCGACATCGATCTGCCGCATGGAGAAGGGCGAAATCGCCGAAGTCCTATCAGGCGTGCGCTTCTGGGACCTGGCGGCTACCAAGGCAGAAACCGGCAAGCGCGATCCCGACTACACTTCAGGCACGCTCATGGCCGAAGCGAAAGAGGACGGACGCTTCTGGGTGCTGGACCGGGTGACCGGTCGGCTCGGGCCCGAGCAGGTTGCCGACTTGATCCTACAGACCGCGAAGGTCGACGGCAAGAAGGTGCGCATTGTCATTGAGCAGGAACCTGGGGCATCGGGGAAGGCGCTCGCCGACGGGTACGTATCGATGCTGGCCGGCTACAATGTCAAGGCGGTTCCGCACTCCGGCGACAAGAGGGTCTGGGCGACACCCTGGGCTGCGCAGGTGAATGCCGGCCACTGTGTCTTGCTCAAGGCTCCCTGGAACAAGCAATTCATGGTCTGGCACGCCGGCTTCGACAATGCCGCCCACGATGACGACGTTGACAGCGCGGCCGGAGCTTTCAATGACCTGACGACCGGGAGGAAGTTCCGGGCGATCCCGTTCCGGCACGCGTGAGGGGTGCCAAAGGCCAGTGGTCCCAGCGGTCTCCGTCTTATGCTAAACTTAGCCCTTATGGCACGAGAGGAAGGTCCCCCGCAGGGACCTTGAGGCGCGCATGCCGAAGAAGAAACTCTCTGTCTCGCTTGCCCATCTTGCAACGCCTACCTCCCCGCCCGCCGTAGCTCCTGACGGGCGTGCCATCCAACTGCCGACCTATCTCAATCGTCTCATGCCGTGGTACGGATCGCCGGCATACTTGCAGGCTGTCCAATGGCGGACTCTGGTGCGCCATCAGCCGCTGGCAATGGTCTGTCGTGACACATTGATTGCCGGCATCAAGGCGCTGGACTGGGACATCGTCGCCGACGATCCGCTCATGGCCGGCGATACCGGCATCAAGCATGCTATCGACTACTACAAGGAACTCTTTTCTGGGCTCGACGGCGACTTCGACACGCACACGGACCTTATCACCCAGGACTTCTACGATTTACCATTCGGCGGTTGCGCCGAAGTCATTCGAGAGGACGACCGGGAGGACGGGCCAGTTTTGGCGATGGATCACATTGACGCTGGAACCCTGTGGCCGACGCTGGACGACGAGTATCCGGTCATGCAGATGGTGCCGGAGGCCGCAGCCAAGGCGGTCGCTTTCCCCGCTCATGCCGTCAATCGCATCCTCCACTCTCCGCGTACCGAACTCCGGCGCAAGGGTTGGGGGATGGCTCCGCCAGAGAAGGTCTACCTCGCGCTTGAGATGATGTATCGGGGAGATACCTACTACTGGAAGATGCTCCTTGACACGCCCGAGGCCGGCATTCTGGACCTCGCCGACATGTCGAAGGAATCGGCGGAACAGTGGCTTGACGGGTTCCGCAGTTTGTTCATGGGCATCGACGGGATGAAGATACCCGTTCTGTACGAACATACGCCCGGCGCGGTTCAATGGATTCCCCTCAACCGGCCGCCGCTAGAACTTCTCTACGACAAGACGATGCTCCATTACACGCAGATCATGGCTGCCGGCTATGGCCTGCGCATCTCCGACATCGGTCTCGAAGAGGGACTAGCCGGCGGCACACTCGCCGGAGTCATTCGCTCCGAGCGCCAGACACGGCGCAGTGGTCATGCCACGATCCGTGAAGCGCTGCGTAACTATTTCCAACGAGTGCTGCCGAAAGGCATCAAGTTCGTCTGGGTCGAGCGCGACGACGAGGCTATCGTCGCTCGCGGCCGTGCCCTCCTGACTGTCGGCCAGGCGTTCCAGACGCTCATCGGCGTCGGTGCCGTCGATCGCAGGGAAGCTCGGCAGGAACTCGTCGCGCTCGGTCTCTTCGAGACGGACATCGATCCCGACGTGCTGCCGAAGCAAGAAGGATCGCTCGACATCGGCCTCCTCGGCGCGCTTCTCGCTGGCAAGATTGGTCCCGGCGGCTTGCGGGCTCCGTCCCTCACCGGCGAAGCGCTGGAAACGCCATTGCTGACATCCGGCGCAGAGGCTGGTCCTGCGGCAGCCAAAGCGCCACAGCTTGGCGAAAAGATGCCGCCGTCTGGGGGGGGACGAGGCGAACTCTCCGCGCCGCTTGGCATGCGCAGCAGCTTCGGCGACCGCATCCGCGGGCTCTTCTCGCGCAAGGCGGCCGGCGTCGCACCTGGCAAGAATCCCGCGACGCGCGATGCGAAGGAACTTCTGGCGCAACTTGACGCTATCTTGAAGCCGGGGCTCGAAGGCATCGCCTCCGCCGCCAGAGAACATGGCGACAGCCGGTTGCGCAGACTGATCCGCACGGCCGCCGAGGTGATCGTCCCACAGTCGGTCGAGGTCTTCCGCACACTCGACGACGAGACGATTGCCGACTATTGGCTGACGGAACGCAACAGCCTGACGCTGGGTATAGAGAGCGAGCTTGATTCGGCCGTGCTCCGCCAGGAGGAGGAAGAGATCGCCGACGCCTTGGATGAAGCACTGGCCGGTGAAGATTGGTGGGAGGCGGCCAGTCTCTTCGACAAGCAGCGCATCCTCGAACTCTACACCGAGGCCTACGAAGTCGGTATGGAGGACATGGCGGTCGATGTCATTCGGCAGATGTACGAACGCGGTCTCAGGTCTTCACCGGCGTTAGGCATCTCTTTCGCTTTGAAGAACCAGCAGGTGATGGACTATCTCGAATCCCGAGCCGGCGATCTGGTTGTGGGCATAGATTCGCGCACCAAGGACTTTATCAAACGCATCATCACGGCTGGCGTGCGGCAGGGCATCTCGTCGCCCGAGATCGCGCAGGCTATCCGCGACGGAGCCACGGCGGAAGAGGTGCTGGCCAACGAGGGATTCACCGACGCGGCGCTTCAGGCGGTCATGGAGGGATTGACCAGCATGAGCGACGCTCGGGCCAACAGCATCGCCAATTACGAGATCGCATGGGCGGAGAACGCGGGCCGACACGATCAACTGGCCCGTGACGGCTTCACGCAGAAAGCCTGGATACATCTGGGCGAGAGGGGTGTTACGCCGGCCGGCAATATCCATCCGTGCGAGATTTGCGAAGCGAACGAAGCGATGGGATTTGTTCCGATGGACACGCTATATGAAACTGTCTTCGAGATGGCACCTTTCCCGCCGGCCCATCCCGGTGTGTGCCATTGCACTATCGTCTTCAACCCGGACGAATTGGAAGGACTTGCCGAAGGGGGCGAGTTCGCTCCATGGGTCGGGGAATAGCTGCCGTGCGGGCGGCAGCCTACGCGACGAGGAGCAGGAACGATGACTAAGAGAAAGTCTGAAGCCGCGGGCGGGGCCCCCGCAAGCGCGCCCCCGAACCTGAGGG